TCTAAATTTAATTCTCTAGCTCTATTAGCTCTTGCATATCTTGGATCTTTAAAAACATATCTTTGATTTGCATCATAATTTTTTCCTGGTGGTTTTTTAAATGGAAAATGATTTGATAAATCTTTAACTAGTTGATCTAAATCTGCTTTATTAATTTGAATACCTTTACGAGCATAAAATCTTTCTATAATGCCTCTAAAATGATTTTTGTTTTTATCAATAGCATTTTTAATATAAACAATATTTATATAGTCTTTAACACCACTGCCTTCTTGTATATTTTTTAATCTTTGAGTTAATTTATCAATAGTAGATTCTATTCTTGATATTGAATAAACTTCATCAGGATCACC